GTAAATTTTTTCGTTTAAAAATTTGGAAGTTTACGTTTTGTGTACTAAATTTGCAGCGTGTTCAGTACGGAACACGCCCAAAGATACGAAAAAAATGGGGAATAGGGATGTTACAGGATAAAAAAGTTACTCAAGAGAGAGTGCTGAAAAAGTTGAGACTGATAAAAAGTTTTCATATTCATGTAAGACGTAAGTATGATGAAAAACGACGTGAGTCGATAATTTAGTTAATAATTGATATTTCTCTACAGAAAGATGTTTGGCGTGGTTAACCAAGCATCGCAGGGCGATTGGTTCAGTGGAAGAATATGCCGAGAGGCAGGAGACCGGTTCGAATCCGGTATCGCTCACAAATAGAAAAAAAGAGACCGTATGAAAATATCATCAGAAAACGAAGCAGTGCGGAGCTTGGGAATCATTCAGGAGAAGATTCACGAATACCGCGAACAGATAAGCAAGGTGCTTGGCGATGTAGAGGCAACGCATGATGACTACGAGCTAACGACATATAAGGTGTATCAAGCGCTGATAGCGTGCGACAACCATCTTGCGATGACGGAGAGAGCGATAAACAGGAAAATGAATAAATAACTAAAGAATAGAGTTATGGTAATTATTATTAATCGAACAGTTTGTCAATCAGCGGAAGCATCGTCTGCTCCGTGCCGTCAGATGATTGAGAGAACACACGCTCAGCTTGCGCAGCGTCGTGCCGCGAGATTCGATAGGGTATGCGAAATTCTTCAAGGTGTCCCCGGATATAAGCTACATCCATCAGGACTTGCAATTGAAAGCGTCGGCGATGTATCCGTTCTTTCTCAGGAGACGAGAGCTGAGTTGTACATGACAATGGAGCGAGATTTTCTCGTTCAATCCTCCAAAGCAGAAATTTAGCGAGCCATACTCTGTCGACATCACCATTCATTATAGTCTTGAGTAGAGAGCAGAAGTAAGTTCGCAAGGCTTCATGTTGAGCCTTCAGTAAAAGGAAATCAATATCATTCATGGTTGTTCGGTTTAGAATCAGCCTCAAAGATAAGAAAATAACTAAAACATTCAATACGATGAAAAAGAGAATAACATCAACGACGGCAGAACGGATGAAGCTGATGAAGGTATTCGGCTGCACGGATCGCATGGTGCATAAAGCGCTGGCGTATGATTCAGACAGTGATTTGGCGAAGCGTATTCGCCGGGCAGCGTTGAAGCAAGGCTGCCAACAGATTGTGGAATTGTTGGAGATAGAGACGTTCCACGATGCAGACCATTATATGCGTCAATATCTGCCGAACGGGGCTATGTTGGAGATGAGCAAAGAGCGCGGCACGTGCGATGTCATCTTCAAGGGAAATACGGTGCGCCATTATGACAAGGTGATGGTGTCGGAAATCAATAACATACAAGCCTACGCAGGGGCGTTAAGATAGGGAGTCGGCTATGGAGTTCTACAATGGTAAATTGTGCATATCAATGCGAGAGCTTATAGACGAGGGTGTGATGAGTGCGCCCAACTATAAGCGATTGTCGGCAGCGGGGCGATTTGAGGTAGCACGTGCGGGCAAGGGGCTTGGTAACTATGCGCTTGTCGTTGTGGAGAGTTTGCCGACGCGCTATCGGGAAGATGTGAATCAGAAGCATCCAGATGCGAAGCAAGTGATGCTCGAGGGCTGGGTACGCGAGAACTACGAGATAGACCAATCGGCAGTGGCGTATTACTTCTCGCCGGAGAAGTGTGGGATGCAGCTGCCGGAGGATAAAGCGAGAGAGTACGTGACGAATGCGTCAGTGCTAAACTGCTGCATCAAGCTCTACAACAGAGCGGCTACGGCACAGAGGTTGACCGGGCGGAGCTATGATTGGGAGAAGATGGCGGCAGTGATAGAGAGCTTGCGCAAGCAGTACGGGCACACGTTGCCGACGTCACCGTTACGATTTCGCAAGAAGGTTGCCGAATACAAGCGAGAGGGCTATGGGTGTCTGATCAGCGGCAAGTTTGGCAATCAGTCAGCGCGCAAGGTAGACCATAAGACCGAGCGACTGATATTGGGCATAGCAGTGTTGCCCAACCGTCCTTTCAACACGAATGTGCAAGAGCTATACAACGCGTTTGTGTGCGGGGAGATAGATGTATATGACCCCGAGACCGGCGAGGCGTTCAATCCTGATGATTTCACGGATAAGAACGGAGAGCCGCAAGTGTTGAGCGAAAGCACGATAGCTAATTACTTAAACAAACCGAAAAACCGCGTACTAATAGAGCACCAGTTGAACAGCTTCACGACGTTCATGCACGAGTCGATGCCGCACATGCACCGCCACAGCGGAGAGTTCTCGTTGTCGAAGGTAACGTTTGATGACCGCGACTTACCGCGCAAGCTTAAAGACACCAAGGCGCGTCCGAAGGCATACTATGCGTATGATGTAACGAGTCAATGTTGCATCGGATATGCCTACAATCGCTCGAAGAACATAGACTTGGTGGTTGAGATGTTCCGGAATATGCTCAGGCTACTTGATAGAAATGGCTGGGGCTGTCCGGCAGAGGTGGAGGTGGAGAATCACTTGATGAGCCAATGGAAGGACAACTTTCTGCGCGCCGGAGTGGTGTTCCCGTTTGTAAGATTTTGTGCTCCGGAGAACTCACAGGAGAAGCATGCGGAGAACTTCAACGGGGCGAAGAAGCGAAGCATAGAGCATCGCAATCACATCGGCATCGGACGCTTCTATGCGATGAATCCGAAGTATCGCACCGAGAGCAAGAAGGTGTTTGATGAGGCGAATGATACGTATGTAGAGAAGAACTACTACACATGGGACGAGCTTATTGCCGACGATATTGAAGACATCAGGCAGTTCAACAATTCGCTGCATCCGAATCAGAAGAAGTACCCCGGTATGACTCGATGGCAGGTGCTTGAGGCGAATATCAATCCGACGCTGCAGCCGCTTGACAAAGCTAAATTTGCAAGATACGTTGGCGAGCATGTGAGTACGAGCATCCGGCGCAACAGCTACTGTCGGGTTGGATATACCGATTGGTGGCTGAGTAAGACCGAGGCATTAGATATGCTTGCGCCGAACAACTACAAGGTAGAGGCATACTATCTTACAGACGAGCAAGGCGAGATAACCGATGTGTACATATACCAAAACGACCTGCTGATAGATAAGTTGCAGAACGTGGGCACGTACAACACGGCGAGCGCCGAGCAGACCGATGAAGACAAGGCTATATTCGTAGAACAGCGCAAGAAGATAGCCGACTTCAACAGTTACGTCAACAGTAGAGAGATACGGAAGTTAGGCATAATCCGCCACGAAGCGCCGCCGGGAACGGAGGAGGCAATAGAGGCGGAGGGAGTGCCGATAGAAGAGCATCAAGACGAAGTAGAGTACGAGATGCCGGATTACAGTAATGCAGGCTACGAAAGCCTATAGAAAGACATTAAAACATAGATAGAAAATGATTACAACCGAGATTAAGAACAAGATTTTGGCGGCGATAAAGACAAATCGCGCCAACTATCCGAGCGATGCGAAACACGCGGCATCGTTAGGGATAAGTACGAGCGTCTACAGTGCATTGCGCAATGGCAACACAGAGCGACAGATGAGCGATGCAGCATGGATAAGTGTAGCGCGTAAGTTGGGCGTGAGCTTACGCGGAGAGATAGAGTGGAAGGCAGCGCGTACAGCGACGTTCCAGTTTATCACAGCACAGTTAGAGCTATGCCAAGCGAGCGGCTTGAGCGGCATCATGTGCGATATGCCGAACATTGGCAAGACCTTCACGGCGCGACACTACGTGGCAAATCATGCGAATGTGGTGTATATCGACTGCTCACAGGTAAAGACCAAGTTGAAGCTTGTGAGGAAGATAGCCGGAGAGTTTGGCGTAGACAATAAAGGGAGATATGCCGACGTGTATGACGACCTTGTGTACTATCTGAGGTCAATCATGACGCCGATGATAATATTGGATGAAGCCGGAGACCTGCAATATGAGGCGTTCTTAGAGCTGAAGGCACTGTGGAACGCGACCGAGCGCTGCTGCGCGTGGTACATGATGGGAGCTGACGGCTTGAAGGAGAAGATAAACCGGTCGATAGAGTGCAAGAAGGTGGGCTATACCGAGATGCTTAGTCGCTACGGAGACCGCTACAGTAAGGTGACGCCCGACGACAGTAAAGAGCGCGAGCGGTTTCTGCTGGAACAAGCGCGAGTGGTGGCTAAAGTAAATGCACCCGAAGACACAGACATAGCGACATTAGTAAGGAAGACTGCAGGAGGTTTGCGCCGAGTATATACAGAAATTGAAAAACTTAAAAGAGGTTAGAATAAATGGCAAAACGGGCGTATAGTCCATCGGACATCCTTAAAAAGACCTATAGAACGCTGCCATGGGAAGGTGAATGGAAAGAAGCCTTTGGAGAGCCGACGACGAACGAGATATGGTTCATCAGCGGAAACTCCGCATCAGGAAAGAGCAGCTTTGTTATGCAATTAGCGAGAGAGCTATGCAAGTATGGGACAGTGTTGTATGAGAGTTATGAAGAAGGCGTCAGCCAATCGTTTCAGACTCGCATCAAGAGATTTAAGATGAACGAAGTGCAAGGGCGCTTCAGGGTAGCGACGAGCGACACGTATGAAGACGTGGTAGAGCGGTTGCGACGGCCGAGGAGTCCGAACTTCGTGATAATAGACAGCTTCCAGTATTCAGAGTGGAGCTATCAGCAAGCCGAAGACCTGATAGAGATGTTTCCCCGGAAGAGTTTCATCTTCATATCGCAAGAAGACAAAGGTCGGCCGATGGGGAAGCCGGCAGTGCGGCTGAAATATGCGGCAGGAGTGAAGGTGAGGGTTGTAGGCTATCAAGCGATGTGTCAAGGGCGGTTTATACCGGAGCCGGGCATCGTGTTTAATGTATGGGATAGCGGTATATTGAAAACTACCAATAACATATAGTATCATGAGTAAAAAGAAAACTGTAATCGAACTTAGTGCTGCGAAGATAGCCGTAACCGGACCGGTAGAAGGCATATACAGCAGCGGACACGAATGCGGCAATTGTCATGGGAACGGATGGGTTCGCCATGCGTTGCGAGGAGATGACATCGAGGAAGACTGTCCGGTATGCGGAGGCAGCGGGCTGCTTGATGCATTGGTAACGATACAATGGTTGGCATCAGGCAAAAAGAAGCGATAGACGATGGCACAGGAAGTGACGAACTTTGCGCGGTTCTATGCAGCGATAAACGCGTTACCACAGGTGAGCGATAAGGACGAGTTCAAGCGACAGGTGGTGATGCAATACACATGGAATCGGACCGACAGTCTGCGAGAGATGACGCGAAAAGAGTACAGTGAATGCTGTTACGCGTTGGAGCGGCTGAGTGGGTTGACCGAAAAGAGGAAGCGCGAGCGGAGCATCTGTCTGAAGCTGATGCAAGAGATAGGCATCGACACGACAGATTGGGCGAGAGTGAATGACTTCTGCCGTCATCCAAGGATAGCCGGGAAAGCCTTTGCTCAGATTAGCATAGAAGACCTTGAGGCGCTATCGAAGAAACTGCGAGCGATAAAGCGCGCCGGAGGGTTGAAAGATAAACGACAAACAGCCGAAAGCACGACGGTCTACGTAGTGGCGACGGCACCTAATAATTTAAAATCATGACAGAAGAATTAAAAACTATCAGGAGCGCCATCAACGAGGCAACAGCCGGGATGAGCGATGAAGACTTGGCAGAGTTCATGAATGAGCTCAGCGAATGGGCTGCAGAGCAAGCAGCGGTAGCCGAATACGAACTAACAGATGAAGATTACTAACCTATAAAAACGAAAGAATGGAAACAGTCAGTATGACACCGGAAGAACTCGCGGAATACGAGGCATTCAAAGCCGAGCGCGAGAAACAGAAAGCAGCAGAGCTGCGCAAACAACAGAGAGAAGACTATGCAGCGATGGTAGACAGCGAGATAGCAGCAGCGATACCGGAGCTACGCAAATTGAGCGAGGAGATAAAGACTGTGAAAGACACAGTGTTCGGCAACTTCGACTCAATACTGGCGATGAAGTCAGAGGTGCTTGGCTTGGGCAAAGACGACCAAACGAGCCACCAGTTCACCAACAGCGACGGCGACTTGCGCGTGATGCTCGGGGTGAATACCATTGACGGCTATCGAGATACAGCCGAGGACGGTATTACGATGGTTCGCCAATATCTCGAAGACCTCGCCAAGGACGACAAGACCAAGGCACTTGTGAGTGCAGTTCTGCGCTTGCTTGCCAAGGATCAGACCGGCTCAATCAAAGCCAGTCGCGTGCTGCAGCTACGCAAATTGGCAGAAGAGAGCGGAGACGAACAGTTCATTGAGGGTGTTCGCATCATCGAAGAGAGCTATCAGCCGACAACGACAAAGCGGTATATCCGAGCGCAATACAAGAACAGTCAAGGCGGATGGGTAAACATCCCGCTGTCAATGACAGATGTAGAATAGACTCGGCAAGAGGCGGTCGTATCGCCGGCGAAAGTGGGCGATATGACCGGTAACCGATAACGAAAAAGATATAAAACAGGTACAACTAATGAGGTCAAAAAGGTGCGGCATAAGCTATATTAAGCGAGTGCATGACATAAATGAGATATACGACCGCTATGCCAAGCAAGGCGTATCAAATCGCGAGATATGGCGTAGGTATGTATATCCGACGTATGGATTGAGTGAGCGAGCTTTCTACTATGTGTTGAGAGCGTCGCTCATGCCGCGCTATAATGACCGCATAGACAGCACACCATCACTGTTTGACTAATGGCAACGAACAAAGACATAGGAATCATCATAAAGCGCATCTTGAGAGATATACAGGTGGAGCTTGGCGATGAGTTTGACAAGAACTTCGAGCGGCAAGCATTCTTCTCGCAGGCATGGCAGCGCAGGAAAAGCCCGACGCGGCAAGGAGGAGCGACATTGATAGATACCGGACAGCTCCGCAAGAGTGTTCGAAGCGAGGTCAAAGACAGTTCGATAGTCTTTCGAAGTGATTTGCCTTACGCGGAGATACACAACGAAGGCGGTGAGATAAAG